CAACAGCTAGGAATATGAACCGGCCTATGGTAAGTTAGGTCTAGAGGAGACAACAGATGGCGCGTAAACCAATTGGCGGTTTGATGGACACAAATGTTCCGTCGCAGCTTGATATGGACGATTTATCGGCTGAAGTGGAGCTAGAGGTTCCCGGCAGCATGGACAATGTCGTATCTTTTGAGGGTATGGCGGAAGGCATGGATATTGAGATTTTGCCGGAAGACGACGGTGGCGTAACAATTGATTTTGATCCGTCTGATCAACGAGGTGAAAACGACGACTTTTACGCTAATCTGGCTGAAGAAATACCGGATCGGGAACTGTCTCGTATTTCGGGTGAATTGTTAAGTGAGTATGATGCTAATAAAGCAGGAAGGCAGGATTGGGAAGATGCTTATGCAAACGGTCTTGAACTCCTTGGGTTCAACTACGAAGAGAGGACCCGGCCTTTTAGAGGGGCTTCTGGGGTTACGCATCCGTTGCTTGCCGAGGCGGCTACGCAATTTCAAGCGCAGGCGTTCAATGAGTTGTTGCCAGCCAGTGGCCCCGTGCGAACTGCTATTATGGGAAGCGAAACAAGAGAAAAGCAAGCTCAGTCGCAACGCGTAAGGCAGTTTATGAACTACTATGTCACGAGTGTAATGGAAGATTACACCCCGGACATGGATCAGATGCTGTTTTATTTACCGCTAGCGGGAAGCACTTTTAAAAAGGTGTACTATGACGAGACTTTGGGCCGAGCGGTAAGCAAGTTTATACCGGCGGAACACCTTGTTGTGCCTTATGAAACCTCAGATTTAGACACTTGCCCCAATATCACGCAGTCTCTCCGCATGTCTCTTAACGACTTGCGTAAAAAACAGGTTTCGGGGTTTTATTTAGATATTCCGGTTCTCCCCGCGCAGAACGAAGAAACCTCTGTAAGTGGTGAATTAGACCGCATTGATGGTGTGAGCCCAACTCAGATTGATTATGATTGCACTATTTTGGAGTGTCATGTTGATTTGGACCTTGAGGGTTATGAAGAAACCGATGAGGATGACGAACCGACCGGTATTAAAGTACCATATGTTGTAACAATTAGTTATGACAACGGCCAGATATTGTCTATCCGCCGTAATTATCGTGAAGAAGATGAGTTAAAGCGCAAAATTCAATATTTTGTGCATTATAAATTCCTCCCGGGCTTTGGTTTCTATGGTTTGGGTCTTATTCACACAATTGGCGGTCTGTCACGGACTGCCACGGCGGCACTGAGGCAGCTAATCGACGCTGGTACGTTGTCCAACCTCCCAGCGGGTTTCAAAGCCCGTGGGCTTCGTATCCGAGACGACGATGAGCCGCTTCAGCCCGGGGAGTTCAGAGACGTGGACGCACCCGGAGGGGCTATTCGTGACAGCCTTATGCCGCTGCCATTTAAAGGACCGGACCAGACATTGTTTGCTTTGTTGGGCTTTGTTGTTGATGCCGGTCAGAGGTTTGCGACCATCACAGACATGAAAGTTGGTGACGGAAACCAAAATGCTGCGGTCGGAACGACTATTGCGATGCTGGAACAAGGCTCACGGGTAATGAGCGCGGTGCACAAGCGCCTGCATTACGGCATGAAACAAGAATTTAAGATTCTGGCTCGCGTAATGAGCGAGAGTTTGCCGCAGGAATACCCTTATTCGGTAGAGGGCTCTGACAATACTGTAATGCGGTCTGATTTTGATGATCGGGTGGATATAATCCCGGTATCTGATCCAAACGTATTTAGTCAAGCTCAACGTATTGCGGTGGCACAAACCAAGCTACAATTGGCTGGTGCGGCCCCAGAGTTACATAACATGTACGAAGTTTATCGCGACATGTACGACGCACTCGGAGTACGGGACGTTGATCGAATAATGAAACGTATTCCTGACGATGAGCCAGAGCCAAAAGATCCTGCCCAAGAAAACATAGATGTTCTGGATATGGTGCCTCTTAAAGCTTTTGAGGGTCAGGAGCATGAAGCTCATATTATGGCGCACCTTGTTTTTGGCGCGTCCCCAATGATAGGCTCTATGCCTCCAATGGCTATGGAGCTACAAAAGCATATCATGGAACATGTAAAAATCTCTGCTCGGGAACAAGCTGCGGTTCAGTTTATTCAACAGCGTCAAGCGGTAGGCGGAGAAGCGGCGACAGAGGAAGAGATGCTGGCTATCGAAGGTATTACTGCTCAATTTGTGGCGCAGGGTATGCAGATGGTTCAGAAGATGTCCCAGCAGGTATCCGGCCAAGGGCCTGATCCTTTGGTTCAGCTTAAAGAGAAAGAGCTACAGATTAAGGCGCAAGCCGAGCAGGCAGACGCTCAAGTGGATCAGGCCAAGCTTAACCTTGACGCCCAGAACCAAAGAACGAGAGCAGATCAATTCCAACAACGTCTGGCGAGTCAAGAGCGCCAAACATCAGCGCGTATCCAATCGGCTATGGAACGTGAAATGGTTAAACAGAGAGGTAGAGAAGGATGAAAAGCGTAGTAAAGATTGTAACCAACACCCCAGAGAAAGCCCCTGCGCCAAAAACGTATGCTCAGATTGATGATCAGGGTCGTATCCCTTATGGGAAAACCGCGGAAGTTAAAATACCTACCACTATGAAACGGATGAACGCCCGTGGGATGGGTGCTGCAACACAAGGTGGAAAATATAACGGCTGTGCCTAACAGGCACAGTCTAGCTTGGGGGCGAAATGATAGCAGAAACGCTGGCTGGTATAGCACTGGTCCAAAAATCAGTGGAATTTATAAAATCGAATATTGAAACAGCAAAAGACATTTCTTCACTCGCGTCAAGTATTGATGATTTGTTCACTGGCGAAAAACAAGTACAGCAAGCTAGAGCGAAGAAGTCTGGCACGGGTATAGGAGATCAATTTGGTGTTGACACTGTAGCTAAAGAAATCATTGACGGACGTATCGCCGCAGAAAACCTCGCTGAAGTCGCTAGGCTTGTGGACTTCCGTTTTGGGCATGGAACATGGGCGGGCATCATAGCAGAGAGAGCAAAGCGTATCCAAGAAGCGAAGGAATTAGCTGCCGCAGCTAGACGAAAAAAAATACAAGAAGCCAGAGAGTTTGAAGAATCAATAAAGCAGTTTGCTTTGATTAGCGGCATAACTTTAATGGTGGTGGTATTACTTTTAGGGCTGGCTTGGCAAATAGCATGACGCAAAAGAAACTTGAAAACGGAAGCCGCTTTGATAAATACGACATGGACGGTGACGGCGTGGTAAGTGACGAAGAGATTGCCCGCGAAAAAGAAATAGTTGAAATGGAGCTACGCGAGGAAAAGAGCGCGGCTCAGAAACGCATGGCGTGGGTCGCTATAGCTAGCATGATTTCTTTTAGCATATTTCTTTTTTTACCGATTGTGTCAGATAGTAGAGTCAAAGCTTTGGCAGATTTATTGGGTCTGTTTTACATTGCACAGGCGGGCGTCGTAGGTGCGTATATGGGCACAACAGCTTGGATGAGTAAAAAATGATTATGTGGGATATGCACAACAGAACAAATAAGGATCGAGCCGAGAAGAACAGGGGTAAGTGATATGTATCAGGCTCTTGTACTTGCTTGTATGGTTTTTCAGCCAACTGTATGCTGGCAACTGGAAGATCAGCTTGGGCCGTACAAAACCTATGAAAAATGCGAAGCTAGGGCTATGGAAATGTCTAGAGATGTTCACTTTCACATGAGGGGTTATCGCCCTATTTCTTGGAAATGTCAGGCCCTACCAAAAGGAAAGTTAAGCACATGACAGATGAAGGCAAGAAGCCCGTTCAAGTAACGGTGGGCCAGAACAGTTTTGAGCTTGTGTTAAGAATTTTAGGAAATGAGTTTATTGCAATAAAAATTGGCTCCACAAACTTCAGTGGGAAGTTGATAGCGGGTTCAATTTTACTGTTATTTTTTACCTTTGTTCTTTTAGAGGTTTTTGGGCTGTCTAAAGTATTAGGGATAGAGTAGGAGCTAAAAACATGATTAGCCTATTAGGTAGTATATTAGGTTTCGGAACATCTTTTCTTCCAGAGGTTTTGAACTTCTTTAAAGCGGGGCAAGAGCATAAGCAAAAACTGGAAACCATGAAAATGGAAGCCGAGCTTATGGAAAAAAGGTCTGCGCTAAAGTTACAAGAATTAGACAAACAGGCGGACATAGCGGAAACAAAAGGGATTTACGAGCATGACCGATCCATTGATGCAGGAGGTTTTGTTAATGGCTTGCGCGGTTCTGTACGCCCTGTCATAACGTATGCTTTCTTTTTGATGTTTGTAGCTACCGAAGTGGTAATTATTGTCAAAGTGTTAGAAACTGGCGGAGACTGGAAAGACGCAGTAGGGTTAATGTGGACCCCGGAGTCGCAAGGTTTGTTTGCTGCAATCATGTCTTTTTGGTTCGGTAACCGTGCGGTAAGCAAATATATGAAAGGCCGTTAAATGGAGGTTAATTTTTTTAAAAGCCTTGAGATGGTGTTGCACCACGAAGGTGGATTTGTGGATCACAAAGATGATCCCGGAGGCGCAACTAACAAGGGTATCACGCATAAAACTTATGCGGATTTTTTAGGGCGACCGTTAGAAGATGTTAGCGAGCTTAAAAACATTCCCGAAGAGCATGTGCAGTTGATCTACAAAAACGGGTACTGGGACAAAATAAAAGGCGATGAGCTCCCGGGCGGCGTAGATTTCTGTGTGTTTGACTGGGCCGTGAACAGCGGGCCGGGACGTGCGGCCAAGGCACTGCAAAAAATAGTCATGGTATCGCAGGACGGGGCTATCGGCCCGAAGACATTAATTGCGGTAAGTGAGATGACGCCCACCGAGATTATAGAAAATATGACTAAGC